AGGTATGTGACTCCCGACCTCTCCTCGAGAAGGCTCGCCTCCCTACCGGGGTCGAAGCCACCTCCTCTCTCATATTCGCTACTCTGGGGCGGAGCAGGGAGAGAGAGGCCTTTTAGGGCCTCCCCCGAGCCACCTCCCCATTGGAGTTTGACCGGAGAGCTCCGACGAGAAGGAGTACTCCTGAGTCCACTATGTTTATATAGTATGACTATGATGAGGTAGTATGGAAAAATGCGATGGATGCGACCATGAAGAACGACTGCCAATTAAGACCATATACGAGTTAGAGACCAATCGAACCTTGGTCCTATGCGACATGTGTCGTTCAATGATGTAAATTGGACCACAGGGGCGGGACCTATGTGTCCTGACCTTTGTCGCTTTGGGGTGAGCATTTTCCTCGACACAGGGGCGGGAGTTAGACCGTGAGACCTTTGTCGCCGAGTGAAGAGCATTGAGAGCCATAAAAAAAGAGAGGAGAGTATGCACCACCGGTAGACTTGCTACCGGCGGGCTTACAATATTCAGACTTTACATCTAAATCCCCAATTCTTAAACCATGTTTCATAATCATATGGTATATGCTTAGTACATTCAACACACCATGTTTCAGTCAAAAAAGCACAACAATTACTTGTTGATTCTTTATCTTTTCTTGCACAGTATTCTTGGTACTTCTTCCATAATTCTATACTTGTTCGCATCACTTATCACCCCCCTTCATTATGCTTTCATTCTACATCTTTCAGTGGTTGAGCTCGTCGGCCAACCAATACGAAGTAGGGGCTGCCGATATATAAAACCAACACTATGCTCACGGGGGCGAGAGAAACGCCATTTTTTCTTTAAGAACCTACAGTTGTAGCATTCACTATAATAAAAAAAACCAAAGGCGCACCCGCACATCTAGCACGGGCGGCTTTTGGTAAATCCGTTAAATGAAGGATTCGGCTATGATTTCAATACTAGATAATTCATTTCTGATAATTTCGATTTCTTCTTTCAATTCTTCAATTTCAAGTTTAATCAATTTCAACAATTTCCTTTTTCGATAATTACCTAAAGGGGTAAAAGTACAGAAAAAAGATAAAGCCGTTTTTTCAATAAATCTATATCTTTCAATCGTCATTTGCATCCTATCATTCAAGTCATTTAATTCATTCATTTGCATGATTTCCCCAACCTATCCATTCTTATCAAATAGAAGCGATTTAAGGCCATGTAATGAAAAAATTAAGGAATGGATAACCCGCCCCTTGAAACAGTCTTACAAGTGTAACCAATGGTTCAATATTGGGTGTTTTGGGAAACTTACACAATTGCGGTTCTTCAAGGGGTTGGTATAGTTTTGATTTATGCCAATTTGGTTGAATTAATTCGTTCATTGATTGACGTTCATTTTTACTATTTACTATCACTTACATTTGATTGGGCTGTACGTTGCGATAACCTGCTATTGTACGGGTGCTATGCACCCTTCACCCTATCCTAATCTAAGTCAATACACTTCAAAGTGATGCTTCGTAAGCACTAACACAACCCTTGCACCATCCATTGGATAGATTCTTAGGCAAAGCCCTAGATTCTAACTTCTGTTTTGGTGTTCTAGCATCAAAAGCACTTGTTTTACGAAGTCCAAATGTTGCTTGATGGCGGGTTGTCACTAATACAGCAGTATTATGTGTGTGACAAATCGCACCAAAGTTTGCTTCACGGCCACCGATTGATATGTTATTAATCCCTAGACAGTCAAAGACGGCTTTCGCCTTATCCTTACCTGCTTTGGGTAACTTATCCAATTTCACAAGTGAAATCACGGAACCGCTAACGTCACGCATTCTAGGTTGGAACATCAGGCCGGAAGCCTTCTGTTTTGACGCCCATAGTGCGCTTGCTTCAGCAGCATTCATTGAAGTGTATGACTTAGCAGCCGAAGCCACTTAATCAGTCCTTAAATGATGATTATTTACCCGATTTGTTCATGTCCGTCTTGATAACTTTCATAGGTATTCGGAAGGCTAATTCTAGCCCTTGATTGACGCCTAGATGATAGATACACACCTAAGAACCGTTCATAGCCACTAACTTCTGACTAATATTCGATACCCTTTTCTGAATCGGACTATTTCACCGATTCACCCGAACAGCCGATTATTTGACTGAACACCCCTAACACTTAGCAGCAAACAGTCCTAGCCATATCCATATATAAAGAACCGCCAAAAACAGCCAAAAAACGCACTTCCGAGCAGCCTAGTGCGACCGAGAATTCTCTCTTATTTTTTTCGGAGTGACATTATAAACATAGTTTTATTTAGATAGTGGCGAAAAGAAAGAGCGTGATTGATGACAAAAATTGGACTTGGGTTGATGACCTTATATGGCTTGCCCTATGGTTCGACGGTATGTATCTAATGATATGGTGGATTCTTTAGAATATCCGATAACGCCCACTTGACGGTCTGCTTCCGTATCTTGATTTCTTTTCCTTACCGTCATTCTGCAACCAAGTGCTGCCTTCAATCTTTGCGGTAGCGATAGGCATAGATGAATCCCATGTGTAAAATTGGTCAACAGCATGAGCAAGAGCCATGACACAATCGTTGTGCCGACCAACATCTGCAATATCCCCCTGCTTCCAAACATGGTGGTCTAATTCTTCTAAGATAATATTCACGGTCCTTCTAGTTTTATCATCACCATAGGGGAAATGAACCCGTTGTTGCTCGAACCAAACACGCAATCTATTCAAAAGAGCCTGTTTTAGTATCTTGTTACTGACCTTAGAGCCCCTAAAGTCCACCATAGCACCCCTCTCAAGCAGTAGTTGTTCGTAGAGGCGTTGAAAACCAGCCTCTTCACACGCAAAGGCCGGTCCATCGTATTTTTTGCACATAGACAGTATCTCATCGACCTGCTTCGCAGGGGGAAAGTCATTACGTCTCCACATATCAACAAAATGAAGGTCACCTTGCTTGTCTTGCCTAACAACAACCATTACTGAAAAATCTCTTCCCAATCCGTGTGCTGGGTCGAACCCAATTGCATATTTACCCTCTAATTCCTTTCCTTTCATCAGTATATCGGTTGATTCTAAATGAGCCCTTGTATCATACCTAGAATATACCTGTGCATCCACATCTACCACCTTACATAAGTATTCCTGTACGAATGCTAAATCCCCCATAGCATCTTTTTGTTCCATCAAGAAGTCTAGTGACCGATGTTCCGGCCATAAGCATTGTAAATCAACATTATCGGGGTCAGCCTTCCATTCATCCCAATTAGGAAATGCCGAGCCGTACCATGTTTTCCAAGCCTTATTCTCAAGCATTTCACTATGATAAAGGTCAGTCATCCCCATAGGTGTACCGACGCAATACATCCAAGTTCCGGGAGAAAGCATAGGTGTAATCTTTTTTCTAAACCAATGCCTAGTGGATTCGGGGGTAATGTCTCCTGTATCATCGAGTACGTCATCCATAGCAATACAAGCCGGATGCTCACCACGAATAGCAGAACCTATACCGGTAGCCTTAATCCATGCCCCATTTGTGAATCTTAAATTAAGTTTTCCACCCCTTCGTGTATCAATAAACTTTCTAAGTTCTCTATGACGCATCATATCACCTCTTATTTCTTCTAGCCTGTTAGCGGCCAATTCTTTAGAGGCAGAGAATAACCATATAGTAAAAGGCTTATCACGCCATGTATTGAATAAGCATTGATGGAGCATAACCATTCTTAGTGTTGTTGATTTACTGTGGTCACGTGGAGCAATAATACAAACACGGTGAACCTGCGAATCTCCCCTATCTCTATAAAGTTTATCCCATTCTGCTATATGGTCGCCCCAAATATAACCTACCCATTCATAAAAATGCTTAAAGTCTGTTCTTGACCGTTCAATGTTGAAGCCTCTTAGAATATCACTCATACTTTATACCGCCTATTGTTCCGCAAACCGGACATAGCCCCAATATATCTAAAAATATGTCATGGTCCATATAAGGGGCGGAGATAGAGTTCTCTCCACAGTATTCGCAATAAATCACGTTCATTCCTCAAGAACGGGTTTGAACATACTTCCAATCATACCTTCTTCACGGTCAATCAAATGAGCAGACATTCCGGCTTGTGAAAGATAACCTTTTCTGAAATGCCAACGGTCATGACCGGATAATGACGGTAATTGAATACAGAATGCACCACCATGTTCTTTTAGTGCTTGATGGTGAAGATGACCTGTGAACCAAACACGGTATCTGCATTGACCCCACTTTTCCCATTCTTCACGAGCCATAGTGCTAGGTAATGCGTTTGCTCTAACACCATCACCATGAGTAAAGCCTAGAAGCGTATTTCCATACACAACATACTGTCTATTCATGTTAGGGTCAAGAATTACTTCACAATCTTCACAATCTTTGTATGTTGCCTTAAGATAAAGCCCTAATGCTAAAGTAGAGTGCATATCGTGATTACCTGCCATGAAAACAATCTTAACAGGCGCAACACTTCTTAACATATCAATATGCTCCCTTGCTAATTCGCAACCATCTAAGAGAATCTGTGCCGGACTTCCGTACCTATCCTGAGCAGTACCTTTTGTTGTTGTACCTAAATCATTATCCACATGAAACCAATCAGACCCTGCTGCAACGATTATTTTCTCAGGAGCTCCGGGTAGGCGTGATGTTAAGGCACTAGTCGCTTCGTGAAGTCTTTTTCGTGCTTCATCAAAGTCATATCTTTCACCGACTTCATCTTCCCAACCATATTTACCATAGTGAAGGTCTGTTGGGGATATAACAAGTGCATAAGGCTTAGTTTTTCCAATACTTAACTTTTTGATTGCTCTATTTTTAGGGTGGTGTATTTTTAGGTGTTCTATGAACGAATCTTCAAAGTTCCTCCATTTATTCGCATCTTTTTGAATCTCATCCCATTTTTTCTTTTCATAACTTAAATGTAGTGACCTTCTTCTTCGTAATAACAAATCATCCACTAAATCATCAACAGAGTCAGCCATAACTAATTCTTCATCGGTAAAGGGGTCCATGTCGTGAGTCCAACCATAGATACGCCTATACTCATCAAACCACATTCTAGGAATCTGAAAATCCCTAGATATTTGCCCTACGCTTGATGCTTTTGTTACCATATTACTATATGCTGCTTTCATAGCCCTGTGAACGTCTCCACTTACAGTAATTGGCTTATTACCTGCTGCTTTGATAAAAGTAACGTACACATCAGTCTCAGAATTGTAATAATAAGGCTCATCAGAAATCCACGTTGCATCTGCGTCATCAAGATTTAATTCCCCATCAGTAAAAGGGTCTGTCTGCGGTGCTTGTTCGGGATAAAACTTTCTGAATCGTGAAACTGTGGCCTTCCAAGAATCAACCGTTCTAGGACCTTCTCCATTTTCAACATAGTGTATATTATGTAAATATCTAGCAAACTGAGCATCAGTACCAGTCCACTTATCTAAATGTGGTACTATTCTCTTAATTGTGTGTTCTCGAAGTGCCTTACGCCTTTCTGCCATGAGATATCCCACTATATACCCCATACTTAAGTATATCGCCTAACGGAAGGCTTTTAACACCGTTGGCCTATCGAACAGGGTATGGCTGAACGTAGGTTTTTCGATTTTTTACGTCGAACAGCATCAGAGAGCACTACAGAAAACGACAAAAAACCAGTCGAGCGTGTAGGCATATCACAAGGCTTATCTTTTGCTCAAGTTGCGGGACTAAGTGATATTTTTGAAGATACAGGTCCTCTAAGAGACCATAAGAAAGCATTTAGAAGAACAAAGTTTGATGACGAGTTTGATTTGTATGATGAGATGTTAAAACTAGACCCTGAGTTAAATGGTGCGGTCCGTTCTGTAAGCCTGACCGCTAATAATTGGGAAATTGATTATTCCAAAGGGAAAAACAGGAAAATAAGAAATGCTATCGAAGATTTTGTCTATACAGTTGATTTTGACGACATTCTTATCAATATGCTGCGTAACCTTATGGTTTATGGTAATGATATGAATAAGTTAGTGGGAAAAACAGGAGTAGGCATCACAGAAGTTCAGTCGCTTCCTATCCACCAAATGACCATTAAAGACGATAGGGGTATAGAACCTCCATCAGTAACTAGGGAATCACCAATCATGGATGCTAAGGTCTATATGTTACAAGAGCAAGGTACTTACCCACAATCATTCCCTTCTGACGAAATATGGCATACCCGTATAGATTATAGAAGCAATTGGTTTCAAGACAGGCTCGGCCGTTGGTCATACGGCATTTGGGGTGCGTCAAGGTTTTCAAGCCTTAAGCAACCCATTCGAGCCAAGTATAACATGATAAATAATAGAATTGCCTTAGAAGAAGCACTTACAAAGCAATACATAACAATTGATGCTGCTTCGGTCGAACATATAACAGACCCCGATGAACAACAAGAAAGACTAACTTACATTATGACACAAGTTGCAGAATTACTAGAAGGTCTGCGTGGCGACCAAATACCAATCTTACCTTCCTATGTTGAAATGCACCACGTTGATTTGAAAAATACAATCCCCGACCCAACTGCATTCTTAGATATTGTAAATGGTGATATTTCAGCAGTTCTGCAAGTACCTAGAGTAGCAGCAGGGCAAGAAAGGGGCTCAACCTTCGCAGCAACATATTCTGCTTCTATGTGGAGTATAAATGCTATCAGAAGGCTTCAAGCGGTAGCGATAGAATCATGTTGTCACCTCTTTTTGAAACATCTTGAATTATTAGGAATATCTGCTAAGAAAGAAGATTTGCCTATTATGACCTTCAAACCAATAGAAGAAGAATCAAGGGGTGAATCAATGAAAAGAGCAACTACCGGATATACTATGGGTATAATGACTAAGAATGAGGCGAGAGACATATTACATATGGAAAAGGTTAAAGGAGGCGAGGACTTTAAGCCTGAGCCAGAGATAGCACCGAAAGGTACTAATCCTCGTGATAAAACACTCAAACAAGACAAAGAGGTGACAGAGTAATGGCATACAAAAAGAAGAAAATAAGTAAGAAAAAGAATAAGGGGTATTAATTATGACCTGCGAATGTGAAAATGAATGTCAAGAATTAGATGACTGTAAAGAAAAAGAAACTGCTAGTGCTTCTATCAGTGTTTCTACTAAACTAACAGTA